GAGTTTACAACTGTGCTTATTTACCAATAGACCATATTGATGCTTTTAGTGAAACAATGTTTTTGTTGTTAGGTGGCACTGGGGGTGGATATTCTGTACAAAAACATCATGTTGAAAAATTACCAATAATAAGTAAACCCTATCCAAAAAGAGCAAGAAGATTTTTAATTGGAGATTCAATTGAAGGTTGGGCAGATGCAATAAAAGTTCTTATGAAATCTTATATGAATGGAGGAGGTTCAAGAATTGATTTTGACTTTTCAGATATTAGACCAAAGGGTGCAAGATTGATAACTTCTGGTGGTAAAGCTCCTGGACCACAACCACTAAAAGAATGTATTGTAAAACTAACTGGTATTTTAGAATCTAAAGAAACTGGAGACAGTCTAACAACTTTAGAAGCTCATGATATGATTTGCCATATTGCTGATGCAGTATTAGCTGGTGGTATTAGAAGAGCTGCACTTATTTCTTTATTTAGTGCTGATGATGGTGAAATGATTTCATGTAAAGTTGGAAACTGGTGGGAATTAAACCCACAGAGAGGCAGAGCAAATAATTCAGCATGTTTAATGAGACATAAGATTAAAAAAGAATTCTTCATGGATTTATGGAAACGTATTGAATTATCTGGAAATGGAGAACCCGGAATTTATCTTAACAACGACAAAGATTGGGGAACTAACCCATGTTGCGAAATTGCCTTAAGACCTTTTCAGTTTTGTAATCTTTGTGAAGTAAATGTTTCAAATATCGAATCACAAGAAGACTTAAATGCAAGAGTAAAAGCTGCATCATTTATTGGGACATTACAAGCAGGATATTCAGAGTTCCATTATTTAAGAGAAGTTTGGCAAGAAACTACAGAGAAGGAAGCTCTTATAGGAGTTTCAATGACAGGAATAAGTAGTGGTGTTGTATTGGGTTATGATATGAAAAAGGCAGCAACTGTAGTTAAAAGAGAAAATTCAAGAGTTGCAAAGTTAATTGGAATTAAAAATGCAGCAAGATGTACCACAGTAAAGCCTGCAGGAACAACTTCATTAGTATTAGGAACTAGTTCTGGTATTCATGCGTGGCATAATAACCATTATATCAGACGCATACGAGTTGGCAAAAATGAATCAATATATCCATATATAAATGACAATCATCCAGAATTAGTACAAGATGAATATTTTAGACCACATGATACTGCAGTTATTGAAATACCACAAAAGGCCCCAGACGGTGCAATATTAAGAACAGAATCTCCATTTGCATTATTAGATAGAGTTAAGAAGGTTGCAACACATTGGGTAAGAGGTGGCCACAGAAAAGGTTCAAATACCCATAATGTATCTGCAACAATTTCATTAAAAGAAAAAGATTGGGAATATACTGGAGAATGGATGTGGGAAAACAGAGAATATTATAATGGTCTGTCAGTATTACCATACGACGGTGGAACATATATCCAAGCACCGTTTGAAGATATTACAAAAACAAAATATAAAGAAATGATGAAATCATTGACAAATGTAGATTTATCAAACGTTAGTGAAATAGAAGATAATACAAATCTATCAGGCGAATTAGCATGTGCAGGAGGTGCTTGTGAAATATAATAGTTGGATAGAGGAGTTATATTGTAAAGAATTTTTGGTTAAGCAAAATGAAATACAGGAGAACTCCAATGGACGTATCCAAACTAAACGAAAGACTGAGAAAGATAAAAAAAGAAATAAAAGATATACAAGAAAAATGTCCTCATAAAGAACAGGAAATAAAATTTATTGACCAAAGAGGTATTATGCGAGTTTGCAAATATTGCGAATTACCTATAGGTTGGCCAACAGATGAAGAAGAAAAAAATTGGTTAAAATAAATTTTATTATATCGGAAAAATTTGTTATATTATAAAATGATAAAAGGTTATAGAAATGGAAAATAATTATATTTTAGGTGCGGGACCAGCTGGTCTTATAGCAGCTTATTACAACGAAAACTATAAAGTTATAGACGAAAAACCATTAGGCCAATTAAACATGCCTTTTATTCCAGGTCCAAGACTATTACAATCTACTCAAAATATGAAATGGTTTATAAAAACAATCATACCAAAAGAAGAATTAAAAATAGTACATGCTATAATTGGATATCACCAAGTAAATGGTGTATATGATACGCCAGATGACAACTTCAAAAAACAATACAGCTTGAGAACTAGAGGCAAAAAAAGCGAAGGAAGTCATTTGTCTGAAGGCAAGACAGAAATTGCTCATATAGAATTTGGTGATTATGGTGAGGATAGTTATAAAGAATTTTTTGTTAGATTGTTAAAAATAATTGAAGACAGAGGACAGCTTATTAAAACTTCTGTAAAGTCAATAAACACAAAAGATAAAATAATATATTTTACTAATGGTAAAAGCAAAGAATATTCAGATATTATTTCTACATTAAATCTAAATTTATTAAAAAAACTTTCTGATAATATAAATGCAGAATGTAAAAAATACAAATTAGATTTATCAACATCAACAAAATGTTTTTATAAATGTGAATATGGTTTTTCAATACAACATGCTTTAGATACAGGCCACCCATCAACATTTTATGATTACGTATATTCAATATCTGCAGATTGGACAAGATGTACATATTTCAGAGATTATATAGTTTATGAATCTGTAAAACCAATAGAAGGTAATAGTATACAAGAAAATAAAATACAAACTAGATTTATCAACATACCACTACAATTAAAATATAATGAAAATATTGATGAGATGTGTGGTATAAAAATGTTAGGTAGATTTGCACAATGGAGCCATAAAATGAAAGCAAATGAAGTTTTAGATAGGGTAAAAGAATGGACAGACTAAAAGAAATATTTGAAATACAAAAAACATTCACTGAAAAGTTTTTTCAAAAACAAGGTTTATCTATAAAAGACGTCCTTGATGATAAGGAACTAAAAGTAAAATGGAATAAGGAGTACGTTCTAGCGCTGTCTAAAGAAGTGTATGAGGTACTCGATGAGATTGATTGGAAAATGCACACAACAAAAAATACAGAAGATGTTAATGATAATGTGTTAGAGGAGTGCGTTGATGTATTAAAATATCTTTTTGGAATAATACAACTCAATGGTTTTACAGTCGATGATTTACATAATAAGTTTATAGATAAATCTAAAGTTGTTGAAGCTAAATTTAAACAAGAAGAGGTAATGAAAAAAATAAAAGCTTCAGACAAGAAAATTGCTTTTATAGATATCGATGGCGTTCTTGCAGATTGGCCTGGTGGTTTTTTAGAATGGGTAAATAAACAAATAAATACAAAGTTTACTTCACTTAGTGAGTTCAAGAGGTGTGTTGATAAAAAAGAACAATATAGAATAAAGTCAGAATATAGAACATGTGGAATAAAGGCTAAATTGGATATTTTAGATAATGCAAAAAGCTTTATGGAATCAACATGTAAAAAATATAATGTTGTATTACTTACAGCAAGACCATATAAAAAATATTTTAGAATATATTCAGATACATTAAAATGGTTGAAAGATAATAATATATGTTATGATGCTATTGTATTTGACGAAGAAAAAGAAAAATATATTATAAATAATTTTGACCCAACGCAAGTAGCATTTTGTATTGACGATGATATTGCGAATGCAAATAAACTTTCTGATAGTGGATTCAAGGTTTATCTAAAAAAGAACTTAGGTTTATATTCAGAAAATGCATTATCAAGAAAACTAAATGAAGGAATAAAAATAATTAACGGAAATATATTAGAGGTAATTTATGAAGATAAAAATTAAAAAACTAGACCCAACAGCTATAATACCAAAATATGCAAAGCAAGGTGATGCTGGTATGGATTTAACATCTATTAGTATGACTATAAAATATAACGAAAAGTGCGATGGGTTCACAGAAAAATCTGAAAAATATATAGAATACGATACAGGCTTGGCAATGGAAATACCAGAAGGTTATGTAGGTCTTTTATTTCCAAGAAGCTCTGTTTCAAAAACAGATTTATTACTTGCAAATTGTGTAGGTGTTGTTGATTCTGGATATCGAGGTCCTGTAAAATTAAGATTTAGAAAATCTGTATGTGCAACAAATCCTACGATGTATGAACCAGGTGATAGAGTAGGTCAGATTATTATAATGCCAGTACCAAATTTTAAATTTGAAGAGGCTAATGAATTAACAGATACAACTAGAGGAGAAGGTGGTTTTGGCTCAACAGGAAGTTAAATTAACAATTTGTTTTTATGAAAATCCTACTGCAAAACAAGAGATAAAGTTTTGGGAAGGTTTAGTTGAAGATAAAATAAAATCAAGGTTATATATAGGAGACGAATGGAGTTATCATTTAGTAGATGGAAACAAACACGAAATGGTTCTATGTATACCTACTGATGATATAGAAAAATATACAGAGTTAGGAGAAATTTCTAAAATAGCAGACGATAAGTTTGACTTGCACAATATCCCAGGAAAACTAAAATATCATAAAACTCTTATATTTGGAAAAGTAAATTCAGACCAATTAAGATTTATGTCATGTTTCGTTCTTTTACTTGAAAAAGGTAAGTGGTATTGAAAGCAGAAATAATACATATAGACGGACCTGATAAAACAGGAAAGGATTCTATTAGACGAGAGATTGTAAAGCTAGGTAAAGGTAATTATCTTGTTTATGTTAGGTCTTTTCTTTCACAAATCGCATATAGTAGACTATATAATAGAAATATAAATGAAGAATTCTTTTTTGAATGTTGGAGTTACGCTACAAATATTCTTGATAACAAATTCTTTTTTATTGATTGTACTTATAAGTTAGCAAAAGAAAGATTTATAAAACACAATGAAAAAGATTTAGATATAAAAGACTGGAAAAAACACAGAGATATATTTTTAGAAGTAATATGTGAAGCAGAAAGAATAGGTATAAAAATAAATAGAATCGACACAACTACAGACACAATAAAACAATCAGCAAATAAAATAAATAGGATATTATGAGAAAGTTATTTATAACAGGCGAAAGTGGAATGCTAGCAACATCAATTATTAAAGCACTTAAAAATTATACACAAGAAAGATTTGAAGTTATGGATAATTCAGACTTGGCAGAATATACAAATGACTTTAGTTATTTGGGTAATAAGCTTGTAAAAGCAAAAGAAGTTGATGTAACGAATAAAAAAGTACTTAACAAAATAACAAAAAGATTAACACAAGACGATATCATTATACATACAGCAGCTTATGTTAATACAGATAAATGTGAAGATTTTTCATATGAGGCTGTCAAATCAAATATATTAAGTACTCAGTATCTTATAGATGTTGCAAATTCAGTAGGTTGCAAAATGATTTATTTTTCTACAACTGCAGTATTCGACCCAGATGAATATATGAAAAACAACGGTGAGTTTGATGAGACTGCAAAAATAGACCCAAAAACACTTTATGGTCTTTCTAAATATTCTGGAGAATTGGCAGTTAAACAATCTATGGATTTTGAAAAAACAATGATTATAAAACCTGTATTTGTTTATGGTGATGCACCATTTGATAATTCATCTATGATTAGAAAAATTACAGAAAAAGTATATTGTCACAATAATAATATACCTTATACATTATCACCACTTAATAAAGATAATAAGCTTGATGTATTATTAGACCCTGCAATCGATAAAGACTATATGAGATGTGAATATTTTGCAGATATGTTTTTAGAATTATTACTTATGGATAATGGTTGGGGAAAAGATTTTATTATAAGTAAAGACAGACCTATGCCGTTTGAAAATTATTTATACCTTATAGAAGAAATTACACATTGCGATGATTTAACAAAGCATATAAATTTAATACCCGAAGGTGATTATTTGGCTAGACACAATGGTAAATCTAAAAACTTTTATAGTTTATATCAACATTATATTTTATCAGCCGATGCATATAATTCAAGAGAAGGTATAACAAAAACATACAATTCAATAGTAAAGCATTATGAAAAAATTAGTACAGAAAATAAAAAATCTACTAAACGAACAAGACAGTTCCACATATAAAGAAGTATATAATTTCAATTATGAAATTGAAGTTGATACAGATTTTATGAATAAAAAAATACCACCTGCTCTTGAAGCGGATGAGATTGAAAGAAAAGAATTAATAAGGGAGTGTGAAGAAGTTTGTATACGGAGAGGGATTAATTCTAGACAATGCGTCGTGCACAAAAAATATCAAGATGATAATACATTGACAGCATGTCTTTCTACAATACAAGCAATAGCAAGAAATAATAAAATAGACCTACATGTTTTTGTAAGAAGTCAAAATTTTGATAAGAATTTTTGCTATGACAATCAAACATATATGAAAATAATGGACCACTTATGTTGGGTATTTCCAAATTATGTACACCAAGCAGAGTATGGTAAAATCTATGTACACATCACATCTCTCCATAGACTTTGTGGTGAAGATACATTTACGTTTTGTTAAAAGTTTTTATAAAAATCCTTTAATATCTCGGAAAAATTGATTATATTAGATATATCTAAAAAGTTAAAATATGTGTGAAAAATGTGACTACAAATTAAAATACAAAACAGGTAACAAATTCACCAGTTATATTCCACTGCATGGCCACTCGACTTATTCTCAAGGAGATGGTGTAACAAAAATAGAAGATATAATGAAGCGTGCAAATGAAGTTGGTGCTACCGGCGTATCACTAACCGAACATGGTAATATGTCTTCCTTCTATAAATTTTACAAACATGCAGTGGAGACTGGAATTAATCCTATAATTGGTTGTGAACTATACACAAATGATTTATATCATAACAACAATGATAAATTTTTAGAAATAAAAAGAGATAAATTAGAAACAATTGGTGACGCCGATGACTTTGATAAATCAGATGCGTCAAATAATCACACATTAGTTTATGCTAAAAACTACAAAGGTGTAAAAAATCTTTTTAATATATCTAACGAAAGCTTTAATAATTTTTATAGAAAACCTCTTTCAAGTATGGATAAGGTTTATAAAGGCTTGAATGAAAATAATATAATTACAACTGGCTGTCTTCAATCAAAATGGAATCAATACATACTTTCTGGAAATGAAACTGAAGCACTGAAACTTATAAAAAAGTTTAAGGATAAATTTGGTGATGATTTTTATTTGGAAATTCAACTAAATAATTTAGATATTCAAATGCAATGTAATAATTTTTATCATAAGGTCTATGAAAAAACTGGAATAAAACCTGTGTTTGCACTCGATTATCATTATGCAAATAAAGATGATTGGTACATCCAGTATTTATTATATGTAATCCGTCAACGTGAAACTGTACAATCATATACACCAGATGATTGGTTCTACACAGTTCATAGTTTATACATAAAAGAAATTGATGAGATATATACGGAAGCAGAAAAATATGGACTTGATAAAAAATTCCTTGAATTGGCTATTGATTCTACATTTGAAATAAATGATAAAGTTAAAATTGAATTGCCTAAATATCCAGATAATTTTCCAAAATATCACGAAGACAAACAACAAAGCGAGTCTGAGTTTATGCAAAAGCTTAAAGTTAAATGGGTTGAAAAAATAAAAAATGGTTTACTTCCAGATAATAATAAAGAATATACTGATAGACTTAAATATGAACTTGATATTATAAAACAAAAAGGATTTATAGATTATTTTCTTATTCTTGATGACTTATTAAATAATTTCGTATATAAAGTAGGTGGTGCAACTGGCGCAGGTAGAGGTTCAGCAGGAGGTTCTCTTGTATTATTTGTATTAGATATTACAAAAATCGATCCGATAAGACATAATCTTATTTTTGAAAGATTCTTAAATCCTACAAGAATTGACCCTGCAGATGTTGATTTAGATATTGATTCTGATACTCAAAAATTTTGTGAGGATTATCTTAAAGATAAATTTGGTACTCAACGTGTATGTCACATAGCAAACTTTGGTAAGTTCGGTGTTAAAACTACAATAAAAGATTTATGTAGAATACATGAACTTGACTTTGTACTATCAAATAAACTTACAGGATATTTTAGTGATGACCCAAATTCACCTGTTGATTTCGAAATGAAAAACGCATTTAACATTGCACAGAAAAAAGGTGAAAAAGGTTTAATACAATTTATTAAGGATAATAAAGAATTATTTTTAAAAGTTGCACCTAAAATGATTGGTATGGTTAGACAAACAGGACGTCACGCTTCTGGTATTTTGGTAAGCAACAAGGATTTGAATTGTTCAGAAATTCCATTGTTAAGATTGAAAGGAGATATTGTTACGGGAGTTCAAGAAGGTGGTGACGAACGAGAGGTTAGTGAGTTAGGATATTGTAAATTAGATATTCTTGGACTTAAAGCTGCGTCTGTAATTAATGATACATTTAAACTTGTTGAAAAAAAGTATGGAAAGTCAGGGCTTGAACAAAGAATATTAAAATCTGATTTTGATGATAAAAAGGTTTACGATGAATTTGAAACTGGTAATTGTAAAGATATATTTCAATTTGGTTCAGACAATATGATAAATTTAATTAGAACAATTAAGCCTAAAAATATAATTGACCTTTCATCTATTAACGCAATGTTCCGACCTGCTATTATTCAAGCCGGAGGTATTGATGAATATATTAAAAACCGTAAAAATCCGGAAGAGGCAAAAAACCGTTTAGATAAAAAATCTCCAATACTTTGGGATATACTTGGAGAATCATTTGGAGTTCCTATATTTCAAGAACAGATTATGTTTATCTTACAAAAAATTGGTGGCTTTACACTTGCTGAAGCAGATGCAGGTAGAAAAATTCTCAAACTATTACACAAAGGTAATCAGAATAAAAAAGATAATTTCTATAAAATGTTAGACCAATTCAAAAAAGGTGCTACAACTCATGGTATGAAACTGAGAGATATTGATGAGCTACTTGATATACTTGGAAAATATTCTGAATATTCATTTAATAAATCTCATTCATTAGCATATGCAATGAACGCATATATTTCAATGTGGCAAAAGGTTCATTTTCCACAAGAGTATTATGCTTCATTATTAAACCATTCTACAAATGAAGAACTAAGTTGGTTTGTTAAACAGATTAAGAAAAAGGGTATAAAATTTAATGAGTTTATTTTAGGCCAAACTGGTAATAAATTTGAAATAGATTATGAAAATAATTCAATTAAATTTGGACTTAACTTAGTAAAAGGTGTCCCAGATAAAGATGCAGAAATAATAAATTCTATCATACAAGGAGATATAAATACAATTGTAGAGCTTGCAGAATTTATTATAGACAATAAAGTTACAAAGCGAACTTATGAACCATTATGTCGTTTAGGTTATTTCAAAGAAATATTTGAAAATTGTAGAGTGCTTGAAGATATTATCAATTCATGTAGAAATAAAAAGAAACGTGAAACAATTGATGGTATTGCTCAACAAATTTTAGATGACAATATTGGTGAAAAGGATTGGCAGAAATCTGAAAAATTTGGATTTGAGAAAAAGTACTTTGACTTTTATTTTAATGAACATCCATTTATAAAATATACAGAGTTCTTTTGGGAAAATGCACCTGATATTATTCAGCAATTAACTAGTCCAAAACAAATTCCAGATGGTTTAGAAAAAGGACGTTTTCAACTTTATGGAATTATCAATAAAATAATAATTAAAAAATCTAAAAAGACAGGCAGAGAATTTTATAAAATTGTATTAGAAGATGATATCAAACAATTATATATTACAATATTTAATACAAGAGACATTGCAGGTTTATCTTCAGGTGAGCTTGTTTTAATACCTGCATCAAAAAATAAATTTGGATTTACAAAAAGTAAAGATTCGAAGATAAAAAAACTAATATAATTTTTATATATCAGAAATTTTTGTTATATTTATATAGTATAAAAGGTTATGGAAAACATGAAAGAAATATCAAGTTACGAAGTTGTCGATAATCTGCGAAAGGTTATGGGCACATTGCCGGAAGAACAACCGCAATTAAAAACACATTTTAAACAATTATTTAGCGAATGCGAAGTGACATTAGAAGACCACATGTGCAATCCGTATAAGTCAATGTTTGTTACAAGTACTAGTACGTGGGGTGACAATGAATTCAAACAGAAATGGCCACAGACTTCGCCTGAAGGAAAACTAGAAGTTGTAAAAGCAGTATTAACTCACAATACATTGCCACAAGCAAGAGAAATGATTCAATTTATTTTCAGAGTAAGAGGTGTACCAAGATGGTTATTCGATTATCATACTCAAGTTCCCTTTACGAGTTTTATGAGTATTGGTTGTAGGGACAATAATAAATCAGATGTAGATATTGTTACTCAAGTACCACTTACGAAAACCGAAGAAAAAGTATTTTCTAGATTAAAAGGTTTGTATGCAAAAGCTCTTGATACAGACCAAGCGTCTTGGCAATCTGCAAGATCGTTTTTACCACAATCATATCAGCATTCATATCACTTCGGACAAAACTTATTGTCTATAGTTTCGATGAGAGGTTTTAATGCATCAGGTACTTTCAAGAAAGATGACTTAAAAGAATATGCATTGTGGAGACTTTATGTTGTGGTTGTAAATGCAATAGGTTCAAAATTTGATTTAATAGGAAGATATTTGAATATGGTAATAAACCACGATAAAAGAGATGAGATACTAGAAGAAATAAGTAATCTCAAGTTTGAAGATTTAAGTGATAACGATAAAGAATTATTTTATGCAGAATAATATAAAAATAAAAAAAGGAATCGAAGGTTTAGGTGTTGAGATACTATCTTGGAACCCAGATTCTCAAATGATAAAATATAAAGTAACAGGTACTCCTGTATGTCAATTTGACCAGCATTCTAGAGCTAGAGTTGGAATAAAATTTTTAGACTATACAGTTAGTAAGGAACCAAATTATGTAGTATATACTCAAGTCTGGGATACTATGGAAAAAGATAAAGAATTTAAGAAAGAAGTTTATGAAACACTATCTGAACTTGAAGACATAAGAAACAATAAGCATTGTGGTGAAGAATTATCTGGGTATAATCTTATGTCTCGTGAATGTAGTTATATAGTAGAACAAAACTTAGGTTCTCTTAGAGGACAAATGGCTAGAAGATTACAATTTTGTGAAGAAGAATTTATTGTAGGCTTACATTGGTTACTTAGACAGAAAATGATTGATGAAGGAATAGAAATTGCAAATCAATTTAGACCAACGTGTGACGTAACAAAGAATTGTGAATATGCTAAGGCAGATTATTTATCAAATGCATTTGGTTGTTTATTTGCAGGTTGTGGTAGATGGCCATCTCATGCAGAATACGCATCATTCAATCAATCTTGTACAACACCAGAATTAGTAAAAGAACAAACAGGGGTGACCTGTACAAAATCAGAACATGAATTACAATTAAAAGAGGAGAATTAATAATGAAGTTTAACCCAATCGACCAAAGAGTGGTTTTAAAACAAATTGAGCAAACAGGCACCACAGCTGGCGGTGTAATTATACCAGACACAACAAAAGAAGGAACAGAGTTAGCTGAAGTTGTTGCAGTTGGCCCAGGGCGTCAATTAGAAAACGGTGAAAGAAACATAATGCAATGTCAAATTGGTGATATTGTTGCTTTACCAAAATCAGCATTTCACAGAATTGATGTTGATGGTGATGAGTATTATGTAATTAGAGAAATAGATATTATAACTATATTGGAGAAAGAATAAAATGGCAAAAAAATTAGATTTTAGTTCGGATGCAAGAGGCGGAATGCTTAATGGCGTAGAACAATTGGCTGACGCAGTTTCAGCAACATTAGGACCAAAAGGTAGAAATGTAGTATTTGAAAAATACGGTGAATATCAATCAACAAAAGATGGCGTAACAGTGGCAAAAGAGATTGAGCTTGAAGACCCATTAGAAAATGCAGGTGCACAAATCGTAAAAGATGTTGCAAATCAAGTTAGTGATGAAGCAGGAGATGGTACGACAACAGCAACTGTATTAGCACATGCAATCCTTAAAGAAGGTTATAAAAGAATTGGAAATGGTGCACACAATATAGAATTGAAGAGAGGTATTGATAAAGCTGTAAAGGTTGTAGTAAATAAAATTAGTGATTCATCAGAAGATGTAGGTGATAACAAAGAGATATTACAAGTAGGTACAATTAGTTCTAATAACGATGAAAAAATTGGACAACTCATTGCAAATGCTATGGAAGAAGTTGGAACAGAAGGTGTAATTACAGTTGAAGAATCTCAAACTGCACAAGACGAATTAGAAACTGTAGAAGGTATGCAATTGAATCAAGGATATTTATCTCCTTATTTTATTAACGACCAACAAAATCAACAAGTTTCTATGAAAGACCCTTATATTTTACTTTACGAAAATAGATTAAATAATTTAAAAAATCTTGTAAAGTGTTTAGAGTTTTGTATTGCTCAAGACAGACCTTTGTTTATAGTTGCAGAAGATATTGAAGGTGAAGCACTAGCAGGACTTATTGTTAACAATGCAAGAGGTACATTAAAATGTGCTTGTATTAAAGCTCCAGGATATGGGGATTCAAAATTAGATATAATGGAAGACATTGCAGCACTGACAGGTGCAACTGTAGTATCACCAAAAAAAGGTTTGAAATTGGATAAGTTTGATTCTTCGTGGTTAGGACAAACAACAACACTTACAGTTGATAAGAAATATACAACTATTGTTGATGGCTGTGGTAGTGAAGAAGATATAGAAGCTAGAATAGAAAAAATTAAAACTATGATAGAAAATTCTACATCAAATTATGAAACAGAAAAAATGCAAGAAAGACTTGGTAAATTATCAGGCGGTGTTGCTCTTATTAAAATTGGTGCAGAATCTGAAATTGAAATGAAAGAAAAGAAAGATAGAGTTGAAGATGCATTGGCTGCTACAAGAGCTGCAGTTGACGAAGGTATATTACCAGGTGGTGGAGTTGCACTTATGAATATAGTATCTAATAATTTAGAAATTGAGTACGATAACGGCGACCAAAAATCAGGTATAGAAATCGTTATAGAAGCATGTAAAGCTCCATTCAATAAGATTATGGAAAACGCAGGTCTTAATGCAGAAGTAATTTGGAATGACGTTAAATCGTCTAAATTAAAAAATGCAGGATATGATGCAAGAAAAGAAGAAGTTGTAGATATGTTAGAAACAGGAATTATAGACCCAACAAAAGTAACGAGAGTAGCTTTAGAAAAAGCAGCATCAGTTGCAGGAACAATGCTAATTACTGAATGTGTATTAACAAAAATACCTTCAGAAGATAATAATAATAATAACCAAACAGGAATAGGGATGATGTAATGGCAAAAGAAATAAATTTAAACCCAACTCAACAACAGAATATAAACATAAATCCAAAAGATTTAGAAGACATGCTGTGTTCAAAATGTAAATGTCAAACTTTTGAGCCAGTATTTTTGTTTAAAAAACTATCAGCAGTATTATCACCAAATGGTAAAGATACTATAATACCTTTACAGGTATATAAATGTACAGACTGTGCTCATATTGATGAAGGATTTTTACCAAAAGAAAATCCAAGTGAGCAATAAACAGGATAACATAAAGCATCCTAAACATTATACTCAAGGTATAGAAATGTGGGACTATGCACACTCTCAAGGTCTAGGGTTTTTTGAAGGAAATATTCTTAAATATATAACCAGATGGAAACACAAAAATGGCATTGAAGATTTATTAAAAGCAAAACAATACTTAGATAGACTAATTGAACATGAAACCAAAAACTCCTAAAGATTTAGCAATAAAAGCTCGCATGATGGGTAAAAAGACAATCTCATATAGTCAACTTAACATGTATAAAAATTGTCCTCTTCAGTGGAAGCTTACATATATAGATAAACACAAGGAGTTTATCCCAAATATGTTTTTAGTATTTGGTACTGCAATGCACGAAGTACTCCAAACATATCTTACAACAATGTATAAAGAAACTGTAGTAAAAGCAGACTCTCTTAATTTACATAAAATGTTATCTGACACTATGAAGTCAGAATATAAGACAAGGGTGGAAGAATTTAATAATAAACACTTCAGTTGTAAAGAAGAAATGGGTGAATTTTATTCTGATGGTATAGAAATAATAGATTATTTTATAAGAAAGCGAGGTGCTTATTTTTCTAAAAAGAATACTGAATTATTAGGTATTGAAATACCAATATTATGTGAAGTTGATGATAATGATAAACTTATGGTTATGGGGTTTGTAGATATAGTAATGAAAGAAGATGACAGAATAAAAATATATGATATAAAAACTTCTATATATGGCTGGAAACCTAAGAAGAAAAAAGGTGAAGGCGACCAACTTAGACTTTATAAAAAATATTTTTCAAAACAATATGATGTACCAGAAGAAAAAATTGATTTAGAATATTTTATTGTAAAACGAAAGTTATATCAAGGACTAGATTTTCCACAACGCAGAATACAAATATATAATCCACCTGCCGGAAAACCTTCAATGAATAAAACAACTAAATTATTAACAGA